GGATCGTTGGATAGAAAGCGACATTGTGTAGTGGGTATTATACATCTACTAGGAGGCTTGACTTTAAGTCAATTTTTTTGTGTGACTACAGTAAAAGATAATCATGGGTCTCTTTAAAGATTGTGGTTGTGGATGCAACGGTCAGAAGCAACAGGAGAAGTTTGTGACTTCCCTCATCTCAGGTCTTACCTTTTTCATCATCGCGAATCCAGAAACTTTCCGACTCGTCAGGCGAGTCCTTGGTCCACGCGTCGCGACCCCTAACGGTTGCCCATCAACCATGGGTCTCCTCGTTCATTCCCTTGTCTTCATCCTCGTTGTGTGGGGTATGATGAATGTTAAGAAGGAACTCCCACAAATAAAGAACGTGGGTCCATCGGCGGGATTCACTGAAGATAATGCTCCACCAAAAAGACAGGTTGATGTTGTTATGAAACCAGGTATGATGGATGCGCCATTTGTTGATACAGGTCTTGAACTTGGTTCACATGATATTAACGACGAAGGGGGTGTCTTCTAAACGAGGATAAACGAACGATCGGTTGTTTGTTCAATTTTTGAAAACTTTAAATTTTTGATTTTTTCGTTGATATTTTTCACATGTTCATTGGTAATCAACATACAATTTTCAATGAATGTTTGACCATGGTGTTCCACAATGAGAGGTCCGGGACCGCCAACCACTGATTGTAGAATTGCGTGCATCTGAGATATTTTGGGATCTATTCTTTAAAACTCTTCATCGAAGCCAATTTCATCTGTGTCATCATCAAGCTTCCCATAGTCACCCACCCTTTTCTCAAAGAAGTTGGTTTTTCCATCGAGGGAGATATTTTCCATAAAGTCAAATGGATTCTTGGAATTCCAGATTGGAGCCACACCAATTTGTTTGAGCAGACGATCAGACACATATTCAATGTACTCGGACATCTTTTCAGAGTTCATGCCGATAAGGTTACATGGAAGTGCGTCCAAGATGAAGCCCTTCTCAATCTCGACGGCTTCTCTAACGATGGCGTGAATGGTCTCAGTCTTGGGTTTGTTTCTCAACAACTTGAAGAGTTCCACCGCAAACTCTTGGTGAAGACCTTCATCACGAGAAATAAGCTCATTCGAGAAGCAGAGACCTGGCATGAGACCTCGCTTCTTGAGCCAAAAAATAGCGCAGAATGAACCAGAAAAGAATATACCCTCTACACACGCAAAGGCAAAGAGCCTCTCCGCAAAGGAGCGTGACTTTGTATCAAACCATTTCATGGCCCACCTTGCCTTCTTCTCGATACATGGCACAGTTTGGATCGCGTCAAATAACTGCTTCTTTTCAGCACCATCCTTGATGTACTTATCAATCAATTTTGAATATGTTTCGCCATGAACCATTTCATTATGGCATTGGTACGCGTAGAATGATCGAGCTTCGCTTATCTGCACCTCATCTGCAAAATTGTTATTGATATTCTCAAAAACAATTCCATCGGACCCAGCAAAGAATGCCAGGATGTACTTTATGAATTTCTGTTCATTGTCATTTAGGGTCTTCCAATCGTCCATGTCCTTTGAGAGATCTACCTCTTCCGCAGTCCAATTGCTCATTTGAGCCTTTTTATAAAGTTCCCAAAGGTGTGGATACTTCAGGGGGAAGACCGTAAATCTGTTGAGGGTGGGTGCCAAGAGGGGTTCGTATTCCTCCTCCACCCATTCTTGAAATTCAAAGTAGTTTCCGATGTGACGTCCATCACTAAATATTTGAGGGTAGGAATCAAGCCTACCGCCACACAACTTCTTGAGTTCCTCCTTCTCAATCATAACCTTCTCATAATCGATCCCTTCCGATTCACATAGTGTGACGGCATGGTCGCAGTATTGACATCCTTCCTTCGAATAAATTGTGATTTTCATCTGTAGTATTATCGTTGATAATTTTTTGATCGAAAACTCTAAGCATGATTGTGCCATCAGAGATAAACGAAAATGATATAGTGAAGCTACTTGTAAACGAAGATGACGTGGAAGACGAAATGTTCGGACTTGTGGGAATGAACACTGGCCTGGTCCTCGGGGTGCGTTATCTAAACCCTACCGAACTCATATATAAGTCTGCATGTGTGTATCAACTTGAAGACGGTGACATGAGCCCCGCCCCATATGAAAGTGTTATGGAACACTATCCAACTGGAACTACATTCGAAGACTTGGAGATGAAATCCCTTGGTAATAGAATGTACGCGTACCTCACCGAAATTGATATTGAAGACTCCGATTCTGAAATCTATGACGAGGATGAGTCTGATTCTGAAATGGATGACTTTATTGTTCCAGACAATGAGATTGACGGGCAGGTTATCCCGCCATCTGACTATAAAGTTATAGACAAAGAATGGAATGCCTGGGAACCAAAATCCCCAGGGGCGCGCAGTTTTAAGGATACTGTTGATGCCATTGAAGCTATGGCCAAAGCGCACGCCGATAACCTAAGTTTCACCGCGTAATTCTAAAAATCAAAAAAAGTAGGCCACATTCATACCATGATGCTGGCAGCTATATGGTCGGACCTAGACCAATTATTACCTAAAATCAATGAACAAAAGCCAGTGAATACCAATTTTTGTCGCGAGTGCTCAGGGGTGAAAATCATTTCACCCGAAGGCCTCCCAACTTGTTCGGAGTGTGGTCTTGTAGAGGACAACTTCGTAGATGACAGTGCCGAATGGACGAGTGGAATAACCGATGATGGACGAGTCAATGATCCTTCTCGGTGCGGCAATCCAAACGCAAATCCAGAGCTCTTTTCCCAGAATTGGGGCAAGGGTACTATTATTTCAACACAGCGTTCTTCTACCTACGAGAACAAACGGATGGCAAAGATCAATTTTCACATGTCTATGAATCACAAAGATCGGTCATTGTTTCATGCATACCGTGACATTGACGAGGCGTGTCACACCCTCCCAGACACGGTTCTCAAAGATGCTAAGATGATGTACAGAAAGTTCAATGATGAAAAGTTGACTCGTGGTGCAGTGAGACTTGGTATCAAGGCTAATTGTGTATTGTATGCATGCAGATTGGCACAGTGCCCGAGGACAACGAGTGAAATTGCCGATATGTTTGGGATTCAATCCAAGGATGTTAGTCGAACAACACAGGTATTCAAAGACACCATAATGGGTGTGACCGAAAAGAATTATGTAACAAAGGCATATGACGTCATGCAAAGACTTCTCAATTCATTTGATGTATCTCGAGAGGAGAGATACAATTGTAACAAAATGTGTTCCGCAACGGACGATTGTGTGGAACTCATGAGTAAGACCCCAAATAGTGTAGCATCTGCGATAATTTACATAGTTCTCAGCCCCGGTATTACAAAGGCACAAGTGTGTGAAAAGTGCTCTGTATCTGTACCAACATTGAACAAAATTGAAAATATTATCAAAAAACACTTAGAGGCTAAAAGCTTATTGTAATAAAGAATGGTCAAATTGTTTTTGTCCACTCCGTGCTATGGAGGACTTTGCCTAGAGAAGTATATGTCTAGTATTATTAAGTTACAACTTCTCTTAATTAAGGAAGGAATTCAACTATACCTTGATACTACGGAAAATGAATCACTTGTCCACAGAGCTCGAAATGTTGCTGTTGGGCGCTTCATGCAAAAGACAGATTGTGAATATTTTATGTTCATAGACGCGGATATTGATTTTGAAGCAGAATCGGTCGTGCGTCTTATAAAGTCCGATCATGATCTTAGTGTTGCATGCTATCCAAAAAAAGTTGTGATGTGGGAACAGGCTGCAAAAGCTGTGAAAGAAGGCGACGAGCGCAATATGGCCATGCTTTCTTCGAGTCTTGTCGTAAACTTTGGTGCCAAACGAATCTCCGTTGATAATGGATTTATACCAATCCTAGATGGACCAACGGGATTTATGTTAATCAAGAGGGAAGTCTTCAAAAAGTTAGAAGAAAAGTACCCTGAACTGTGGTGTAAAAACGACCACCAAAATAGAGACTTTGATGACTATCATGCATGCTTTGATTGTATGATTGACCCCGAATCAAAGAGGTATCTCTCGGAAGACTATGCTTTCTGTCGTAGATGGCAACAGTGTGACGGTAAGATTTATGCGGACATTAACACAACCCTGGGTCATGTTGGAAACTTACCATTTAGTGGGTGTCTCAACGACAGGCTTAAGGCTTAGAAACAAAATATTTGTAATATGAAGATTTGTACAGTTATTACAACTCGTTCAAAATCTTGTTCTGTAAAGACGCTTCATACAATTCTCAAACTTAACATTAAGTGTTTAGAAAATAATGTTCAGAATGAGATTGTATATGTAAATGACGATCCATTTGCAAAAATAGAAATGATTCAAAAATGTTTGGCAAGATGTGATCGTATCTTCTTTGTGGATTTTGGAATTAATGTAGATGACGAATCTATCAAACAAATTTTTGCAAATCATGACGGTATAGGTGTTCTCGTTTTCCCCGGGGTAAAAGAAGGTATTGATTGGGGTCTTTTCAAACACAAAGTGCGAGAGGATTCTGGGGAACCCGTTTCACAAATGGGTCTTAACTTTGATACAGATGTGGGTAAAAAGATGTCAAAAGATATTTACACGGTTACGAACACCCATGCGCGATCTTGGGTTATGTTTTCAAAAAATATCATGAAAAATGCAAAAGATAAAAAAGGTAATTTTAGTCTTCACGTGAAAATGTTTGAAAAGCTCAAAGAGCAAGGTGTGAAGATTTGTGCATTTACAGCAGCTAAGTTAACGATGACATACCCACATGAGTGTATTAGCAATATCCTAAGCGCCGCGGGTGTTAAAACCGGTTAAAGTTTAAACTATTATTAAGTACATGTCGAGTCCACTCCATGAACATGTTGTGAAATTCATACATCATGTTTGGGGAAGCAGGGATTATTTTCCAGGTCCTCAACCTGTCTCTATCGAGTATAAACACTTCCTGACGCTCAAAGGTGGTGAATATGTTGTCTGTGAAAAGACGGATGGTGAGAGACATATGTTAGTTGCCACAACATTTGAAGGCAAAAATGTGTGCATGTTGGTCAATCGCGCATTTGATATGATTGAAGTAAAATTGAGACTCAATAAGAAAGCCCATGAAGGTACGATATTAGATGGAGAACTCTATGAAAATACACTCATGGTCTATGATGCTCTCCTTGTGTGTGGCGAACCCGTTGGACATCTCAACCTTTTTGGGAGACTCGCGGCTGCCGAGAAGATGATGAAGGGTATCATTTATATGAAATTTGACATGTATCGTCTCAAGATGAAAACATTCCATGCCATGCGAGACTTTGATCATTTCATGTACGAGTATCTTCCCACAGTTGAACAGAAAGTGGATGGTCTTGTTTTTACACCCGTGAATGAACCAATGAGAATTGGGACACACGAAACTATGTTCAAATGGAAGCCGTGTGAGAAAAATACAGTTGACTTTCAGATGAAGAAGGGCGAGAGTTTTAAGGGCCTTGGTCAGAAGGGTGAACCCGTTTGGAAATTATATGTTCAAGAGAAAGGGAAGTTGTTCTTTGAGAGTGAGTTCCCCCTTAGCCGTATGAATGAACCATGGTTTGAAGAAGATGCCATCGTTGAGTGTATGTACATCACATGGGAACCCGGTGATCTCTGGTGGAAGCCCATCAAGAGAAGACGGGACAAAACACACCCCAATAATCGTCGCACATTTTACAGAACCATTGTTAACATTAAGGAGAACATTCAGATGAAGGAGTTTTTAGATTGTAGACCAGAACATAGTGCCCCGCGGTCTCTGGAAGCTTAGATTCATTGACAAAGTCATCATTTATGTAATACCACTTGTCCTCATGTTTTACAAAACTCACATAGTGCCCATCTTGTTGGATGCCTGTGTGGACAGCACTCGCAATAAGTTCATATTCGTACTCGTCTATCAAAATCTTTTCAATAACATTAATGTGACTTTTTCTGTCAAACGAAATCATGAGAACTTGTGGAAGTTTTGAAAATACCATTCTAGTTGTCGCGACATTGTGTACCCGTCCCTCGGTGTCTTCAAATCTTTCAATCACATTCCAATCGGCACTCTTTTTGAGCATCTCCTCTAAATCTGACCCCTGTGAGGTCACTATGTGGATACTGAAATCTTCTTGGGACTGTGTCTTTCCACCTGGCCAGATGGTTTCTTGTACTTTCTTCCCGTAGAGCCACCGCTTTATATCTGGACATGATCTTTCCAGTATGTCTATCACACACAGGATTGCTTCTTGAGTGTCATGGGGTTCTCTATTTTCAAACCTCGGAAAGTGTACAAAGAAATGTTTCATGAGTGGGCCAGTGTGGACAACACCCTTTTGTTTCGAGATCCAATAAAATTGAACGAGATGTGTGTACAATTTTGTGAACTCACAGTCGCCATTATACCCAACCTGCAAAAAATAGTTTGAAAGGACTGGTACATGAAGGAGACATTGTATGGCTGCGTTAAAGTAGCAGGTATTCCCGAGGTTTAAAAAACCTCTCATTACAATTTCTGTATAAAAAACACTTAAGAAAATGGCGCGTATCGTTAATGTAAAGAAACAATGCACGACATCAAAGCTATCACCGAAAAGCTTCTGCCTGTGTTTGAGGAACACAAGGAAGAGGAACACATTGAAGTTGAGATGCGTCTTGGTAAACATAATGGATCTTTCTTTGATACCAATGTTGGCAAAGACACATTTGAAAGGGTCTTGGAAGGTCTTCGAAAATATGACGGCTGGGAGAAGACCGAGACATCAGAGGTTGATGTGTACTATAGCGATGCCAATAACATTCGCCTTTCTGTCAATAAAGATACAGGTGAAAATGGAAGCATGATCCAGAAGATTAATGTTTTGAAGGAAGACTTTAATGGAAGCCCCCTCGATATACGCTTCAGTGTGTCTCGTGAAATCCCAACCTGGGGTGAGTATGAGATGGATCGCGTCGGCACAAAGACGCGACACTCGTTTGTGCGAAAGAACCTCAGTATAGACATGACCATTTCATCAGGTGATAACGTCGATATGGATTCAGAGGAGGAATGTTCCTACCAAATTGAGTTTGAAATTGTAAAACCCCAGGATGTTGGTACACGAGACGAGTTTTTCAATATAGTTCACAAGATCAATGATCTATCTAAATTAATTCCTATGTAATAAGTATAACGAAATGTCTCGTGCACCTATAATTGGTGGTGTCGTTTTGATTGTAATTGTTATAGTCACAACTGTGATTCTTATGATGAATGCCGAAAAACCCGCAGTTGGTCCCGCAGTTGGTCCCGCAGTATCCGCTTCACGAGTTTCTCGAGCTTCACAACCACCAGCACTCCCAGAAGTCGCTGAACCAGACAATTCACCTCCTCCACCCGTCCGACTTCATGAAACTGACGTAATTAACCCACCATCTGATGAAACTCCAGGTGATGTAGAAACAGGTATGCTCAGGTGTGTTAATACACGACGTCGCGATGAAATGGGTTGGGTTGGCAGAGGTCGTTGGACTACAGAAGAACAAGCTCGCGAACAATGTAAAGATTATGATTATATGAGTCTCGAATGTCCAATGGATAATGGTTTTGAGGTATTCTGTGCCGACGATGTTTCGAAGGCGCAAACTCTTCTTAACCGGGAATGCAAAGGTGATGTAGAAGGAACCGAATTAAACAGTGGTACAAACGGGCATTGCAGAGGTCCTTATAAATGGGGGGATGTGTATGGCGGTGGTATTAATCGAGGGGCTTTATACAAAATATAAAGATCTATGTAATAAATAAGATGATGTTGCGACATATAATTTTAGTTACTATAGTTCTTGATCTCATATACGAGAAGCGTAACCAGTCAGATGAAGTTGCGGGTTCCAAAAATTTCCATCTCAGTGGGGGGATGTCTAAGCAGATGTACCTTCTCATGCACAAAGAAGGAATGAGTCAAGAGAATCTCAAGAAGTTCGTGCAATTGGAGGATCGTTTTTTTCAAATTGAACGAAATTCGGTATGTTCGGGTGTGCCCCATATTGTTGAAGCCACTACACTCTCAAACTTGATAAAGGACCTTTTCCCCAAATACAATTTTGCGTACCACACGATTCACCTCAAACAGGTGGCCGATCCGACTAGAACTGTGAACTCACAAGTAACATGTTGAGAAGGTTCCATACGAGCATATGATGCTTAGGGCTCTCAATCTTTTCATAGTTTTTCAGAATGTGCATAATGAGACCATTGTCATCTTCTTCGTGCGCCTGCAGTAAGTACTTGACTGGATCTTCGCACTCAGCAAACTTTTCATCAACTTTATAATCAAGCTCAAGTTCGCACATGAGTTTTGGACTCTGTCTACCTTTCCTAATATAGTCAGCTATGACATAAATAACTGCATCTAAAAACTCTTCGACGGCCATGTCAATCCAAGAGTTTTTAGGTGTTCCCCATTCCCTCGTATCGGAATCAACTATGACCCCGTGACCGTAGCGCTCTTTTCCCACTTCAAGTCTTCCCACGATCTGTTCCCGAATTGATTGCATATCTAATTATCTTTGTGACTTTTTCCTTAAGTTTATCCATGTCTTTTTGTAGTTTTCGAGTTGTTTGATAGTTGGACCATTCTTCATGATATAGTTTGTGGCTGCGTTTCGGTACTGCGAGATGAGGGTGTTTGGTACACCAGTAACATTAAGTTGGTTCATGATAACCTTCTTTTCAAGGTTGCGTCCCCTCTCATTCTTCCATCTATTTACAAGCCTCTTCTTCACGAGATCCACATCTTTCTTAAATGGAATACCTTGTTTGTTACCCATCTTCAATCTGTTGAGTCTTATCTTCATTTCCTTGACATCATTGTTGAGGGAAGGCATCACATTCTTGTAGCGGTCCATCCAACGCTTACCATAAAGTTTTACAATATCCTTTCGGATTGAGTTTTCATTGAGACCTCTCTTTTTGATCACCTGTTCCTTTTTTACATTTCTCTTCTTTTGAGCAACTTCTTTGCGAGAAGGTGGTGGCGTCCTTGGTTTTGGTTTTGGTTTGGGAGCAACCTTCGCATTTCTTACAGCTTCAATCTTCTTACAGAGGGACGCCTTGGTTTCCTTGGCGTCAAGTTTAATCCCGAGGATCCCAGCAACTCTCAGAAGTTCAGTCTTACTGTAACTCGTACACTTTCCACGACCAACCTTGAAGTTGTTACCTGAACCAGTGAGCGCAACATTCTTATTCTTGTTAGTGTTACGGAAAGTAGCACTTTTTACACCCGAAATCTTCTTAATCTTATTACAGATCTCTTCTTTCTTTGTAGACTTGGTGATACCAACAACACCCAACTTTTTTGCTAGATCCACAAGTTCTGTCTTGGCCATACGCATACACTGTTTTGGGTCAACTTTTTGTTTTTTGGTAGTCTTGCGCTTCGCGGGTGCCCTTTTAGTCAGTCTCTTTGGAACTGTGGCCTTCAAAGCAATTTCACCATTTTCATTCAACATTCTTGCGAGTTCCATACCAACATTGTAAGCTTCAAGCATATTGGAAGGTGATTGTGCTCCAGAAATCTGAATGTTACCACTTGAAGCCAAAATATACTTGTGACCTTGGTATGTCACATACATAAATGGTGACAATTCGGATTCATAGGAAACATTTGTAAATCCATAGGCTCTGTAGTTGGACGCAATTCTTTGCATGTTTTTGAAATGACCATTCACTCTAAATTGACCACTGAGATTGTTGTACTCAAATGGATTGTACAAGAAAGGTTGCTTATCAGAATATGAATCAACTATGAATCGACGAATCAACTCTGGTTGTCTCGCAATATTGTCGCCAATGAAGCCGCCCGAAAATCGTATCTTACCATTTCTGTAAAAATTGACGGTGGCACCCTTTTTCTCTGAACCATTGGAGACGACAATTTTGAGTTGAACAGTAAAAAAGTTCTTATTGAGGTCTCCCTGCTTCCCATATTCTTTACTGTGTGTAAATCCAGTCATGAATCTCCCATAAATACCATTGATTTCTTGTGTGTCTATATAAAGACCTTCGCCAATAGGTGTTCTTGGAAGTGGTTTCTTCAAAAGAATCCTCTTGAGATCAATTCGTGCTTCGGCACTAAATTCCTTATTCACAGTCGCGTTAAACATTCCAGGATTCAATTTGCTCACGACAAATTTGATATTTCGTTCAGCCATTGCGATAATGTCATTTGTATTGTTGTTCTCGTTATTTGACATATTCAAAAACTCGGCAAATTCACCATAGTTTTCATTGCTCATGATATTTTTTTCTAATTTTGGTGGAAATGTTTGTGGTTTTTGGATTCCAAGGTCCGCTTCAATTTCGCGTATCAAATTATTATTTGACGCGGTTGTGGAAGCTGAAGATGGGCTGATCTCAACCCCTGACTGCTTCACAAATTCCCTGAGCTGTTGGCTCATTATTACTATTGTGTAGCATTTTTTTCTAGTAGTCCTCACTGAATCCCAAGCTCTCTTCAACCACGTCAACACCATAGACCACGGGCTGCTTTGGGTATGTGCGCCCCTTATAATTCACAACTTCATCCCTGACCTCAATGTCCCTCGAACTGAAAGGACCTGCATAGAAGTCCTGGTTAAACTTGTGCTTGCCCAAATTATTTGCCTGACAGTGTTGGTTGAATACCTGGACAAACAACTTTTGAGGCACGAAGAGCTCTTTGCCATAGATGATATTGGTACTTTCTAGGAAATTGTGGAGGGTACTCGCAACCATCGCAACTTGTTTCTGAATCTTCTTGAAGTACTCGGGTACAACATTCCAAATATCTTTGTCTCTGTACTTGTTTGAATACTCGAGGTATGCCTTGACACATTTGAGTAAAATAATAGGTAATTCCCGGTTCAGCTTTTCATCAAGTTGGGGATCTGCGTCACGCACTTGCTTGGCAAAGTTCCATGGCAAAATACGGCGAAGTACGGAACCGGAATTATCCTTCCAGTTGGGGACTTCATTACCACCGAGGACACCTGGTACATTCCATTCAATAGAAACCGCTGTCTTGTTTTTGACGGCAACAGAAACATCTTCTCCAGACACCATAGATTGAAACTCTGCCTGTTCCAAGGCCAAATCACCCTTGACCTCTGGGGCAATAAACATGAAGGAATCCTTGATTGCGGAGAGACCAAACTTTCTTTCAATATTGTTTGAGAGAGTCCCAATGTCTTCGTTTTCATAAAACTTTTTGAAAACTTTCGTAATGAGAGTAGACTTCCCCGAACGTGCGATACCTTTGAAAAATGGAATCACTTGCCAACCATCCAATTCACCCACATCGTAGCAGAGGCGACCACCCATGACATAGGCCCAGTCACATACATCGTCTTCAAAGTTTTGATACTTTAAGATTGAGTCAAACCATGGTGTTGGAATGTCTTGCCATCTCTCGATGTGGGAAAAGTCATCAAATTGTTGATCAAAGTATTTGCAGGCAATAATAGTTGGATCGAGGCATCGGAACTCCTGACTGTCATAGGAATAAAAGCAACAATCATAGACGCCACGATCTGGAATCCATTCCTTACCCACAAAAACACCATTCCTAAATGACCACACATGTCGTCTCTTTGTAATCTCTGGAAACTGAGCATCAATACACTTTGACATATTGTCAATCACATCTCTGAAAACTGTGCCACGACTCGTAAAGTTCTTCCAAACCTCAAAGTTGTCATCTTTCTGTGCGAGTGAGTAGACAAACTGTTCGATGGTGAACTTTGCTTGCCAAGCTCGTGTTCTGTGACCTTCAATCGTCTTAATCTCTTCGCAGCACTGCCCTTTGTATCTGCGGTAGCCCGCTTTGTATGTTTGATCCAGGGAGTACAGGAGACATTTCTGAAATGGAGTGGAGTTCTCGACTTCTTCGGCGTCAAGGGTTGTTGGATCACCCAGGACGCTGAATTGTGGTTGGACCGTTGGATTGTCTACTCGCTCAAATGACATATAGTGACGCCTAATATTGTGATATCCATCATCCACCTGTCGCTTGATGTTATTGATTCGTTTCATCACGGTGATTCCGTCATCGTTTGGTTCCTGTTTGTGAATCTTAAGATCTCTCACATGGTTTTTAAGATTTGTGAGATATGTCATCTGTTTGTCGCGAATGCCTTTGATTGCCAGGAGATCGATGTCATTTACATTTGGATTACCATAGTCATCAAAGTTGTCGGGATGAACAAATTGGCGATACCCCAGTTCACGAGCATTTCTAAAGTCGTTTGACTTGAGCGACCACGCGTGTTCAAACTTGTCAATGGTCTCGAGTACCTGATCTTCTTTCATTGATTGGATGTGCTGTTTCTGAAGCTCCGTCAGAGCCTCATACTTATTAGGTTCCTTATCAATGAAATGGGTGTGTTCCATTTCTATGTATTTACTGAATAACGATTTTTGTTTCTAAGCTGATTTTGGGGGTTGCATTTTGGCAAGCATCTTTATGAGTATCTTGTTTTGAGTTTCCAATTGGTAACAGAGGTTTACCAGGGCAGAGCACACAGTGTCGCCGTCTGGAGTGGCCAAGAGGGAGCTCATAAGACCCGCAAGATCCATACCCTCATCCTCATCTTCTTGGAAAAATTCTTCATCTTCACCCTCACTAAATTCAATATCTTCATCCTCTTCCTCGGAGATGATCTCTCCTTCCTCAACTTCATCAACTGGTTCTTCATCCTCAGGGCGAGACGACATTTTAACCTAGACTGAGAAAAATTGAAATCGAAAATTTCGCACATCTGCGATTTCGGTCAGAATTTTTTTCTCAGTATATAGTACAAAAACTCTCACAATGGCTGGTGGCCTCATGCAACTCGTAGCTTATGGCGCTCAAGACGTCTACTTGACTGGTAACCCAAAGGTTACCTTCTTCCAAGCCGTCTACAAGCGTCACACTAACTTCGCGATGGAAAACATCGAACAAACTGTTAACGGTACCGCCGCCGACTCAGGCCGCGTCTCCGTGACCATTGCTCGCAACGGTGATTTGGTCGGCGACATGTACGTCGAACTTCAATCCGCGGCGGCGAACACCCGTACCTCCGACGGTGATGATTGCAACTGGGTCGCTGAGCGTGCGATCGCGTCCGCCGAATTGTCCATTGGTGGTCAACGCATCGACAAGCACTACCAGCGCTGGTGGCGTTTGTACTCCGAGCTTTACTTGGATGAGTCCAAGAAGGCTAACTGGGGTAAGATGACTACCGCGGTCGATGGTAACACCGTGTACTTGCCATTGATCTTCTTCTTCAACCGCAACCCAGGTTTGTACTTGCCACTTATTGCCCTTCAATACCACGAAGTGCGCATCGATTTCGATTTGGCGAGCACTTTCTCCACCTACTTGAGCACCTCTGTGTTCAAGGTCTGGGCGAACTATGTGTACCTCGACACCGAGGAACGCCGCCGATTCGCGCAAAAGGGTCACGAGTACCTCATCGAGCAAGTCCAACACACTGGCTCCGATACCGTCACTGCGGGCTCTACTTCCAACAAGCGTCTCAGCTACAACCACCCAGTTAAGGAATTGGTGTGGTGCTTCAACGACCCAGCGTCCGCGAACACTGCGACTTCCTTGTGGAACTTCACCTCCGCGCCAGGTGCCTCCGACATTGTCATTGACTCTGACGCGACCTCCGAAGCTTCCGGTAACTGCTTTGTGCCAACCACCGCGGTGTCCGGTGTCCCACTTGTCAAGGTTGGTGAAGCTGGCTCCCTTGTTAAGTTCACTGAAGAAGATGTTGGTCCATTGACTGATTTCAAGTTGGTCCTCAACGGTCAAGACCGCTTTAAGGCCCAAAAGGGTAAGTACTTCAACCAAGTCCAAGCGTACAACCACCACTCTGGCTGCCCATACCCAGGTGTGTACTCGTACTCTTTCGCCCTCAAGCCCGAGGAGCACCAACCAACTGGTACTTGCAACTTTTCAAGAATAGACAACGCCCAAGTCGCGGTCACCCTCCCAGCGGCGGCGGCCTCCACCACCATGCACATGTTCGCGGTCAACTACAACGTTCTCCGCATCCAAAGCGGTATGGGTGGCCTTGCGTTCTCCAACTAAGCTAATTAAAGCTTAAGTATGTATTCGTCTCGCGTATTTTAAAACACAAAAATTAACATAATTCAAATATGTTAAGTTTTGTTTTGCATTCTCAAACTAGAAACAAATTAAACAAGAAAGTCCCAAATTAAGAATGGAAGACATTTACACAGATGGAAGTTGTCTTGGTAACCCTGGTAGAGGAGGATGGGCTGTTGTGGGTGCAGGTATCAAACTGTCAGGTGGACAAGCTGGAACGACCAACAATATTATGGAAATGACTGCAGTCGTTCACGCACTCGAACAGTGCCTCGCACGTGACATTCTCGAGATAAGGCTATTTACCGACAGTAACTATGTCAAGAATGGAATAACTTTATGGATTAAAAATTGGAAGAGAAATGGTTGGCGCACAGCCACAGGTGCACCCGTCAAGAACAAAGACTTGTGGATTCAAATTGACACTCTTGCACAAAGAATGAAACGCGTTGAATGGCATTGGGTCAAAGCACATAACGGACATCCACAGAATGAACTGGTAGATTCACTTGCGCGTGAAGAAGCGAAAAAAAAATGTGACACCATTGTATAATGGGAGTAATTGTGAATTTACCAGATGAAAGAAAAAACTATGCCACAATAAGTCACGAGACTATCCTCGTCAATAAAGAGTATATTCATACTCGGGAAGGTGCCACAATGAAATATTGTGTCAGAGGAACCCTCCTTGTTTGGGATGATGAGGACTCTTACAAGAGAAAGGATATGCAAGTTGTACTTGCTAGAACAACTGTGTCAGTCCATGTAGATTCACCACCATCAGATGTATACAGCCTTATTTATGATAAATATAAAGAAACTCTTTATTCTTATGAAGATGATAAATAAAATCCCCGCGTAAAATAATGAGTGAAGAGGAACACTCACACCATCCATGGTGTGAAAAGCAGGAGAAGCTTCTTAGATCATGGGCGGAGAGAGCTGCGGGTTACCGCTGGCTTCACAACCACGCCCGTCTTCACTACAAAAAGCAAAATGACTACCTGTCATATCCGAGTATAGTTATAGCGAGTATCACAGGTGTGGGTGGTTTTGCAGTTCTTAATCCAAGTGGAAATGAAGACCTGGAGCCTTCAACGAGGGCTAAAATTATGATTGTACAGTACTTTTTTGCATTCCTTAATGTGATTGGTGGTATTCTTACAAGTATCTCAAAGTTTAGTCAGAGTCTCTCGCTATCCGAGGCGCACTCGGTTATGTGTGTACAGTACTCAAAGTTCTATAGAAACATAGATATGGAGTTGTCATTGGATGAAGGTGATCGTACATGTGTGATTGAGTTTGTCAAAAAGTGTCGGGAAGAATATGACCGTCTCCTTGACGAAGCCCCCGACATCCCAGCTATATCCATACAGGCTTTTAATTTGGAGTTCCCAGACAGAGATAACAAACCTGATGTGTGTAACGGTCTTAGTATTATAGTGAGTGACGAGACCGCGTCAGAGCTTGCGAGAACTAGGGCTGTGACGAGGTGGTTGGGCGCCTTTAAGGCGGTGTCTCGTAGAAGTAGGGATATGGATGATTTAGCTAGAATGGAAAGTGCATGATTTATCGGCGACAAATACATAGAAAGTTGTAAATAGAATCAATGTAGGTAACAAAACTTTTTGCCTTTGTGGGAACAGGGCTAGACCCAAAATGAGTAGACACAATATATACATGTACAAAAATTGTGTGTATTCAACTATAGCTCTTGTGTAACGATCAAACCCCGGAGAACCTGGGTACGACACAAAGATGGCATCCGTATCATGTTTCTTATCCAAAGGTCCAAAGTTTTTGAATATTTTCTCTTCTTCATCAACCTTTACAAATTCAGATTTTTGACAAACTGTGTTTATATTTGTTTGATCATCTTCACATTTTTCAGCTAATGCTTCATCTATGACACTCTTGAGTTCTTTAGCGTAACCCATGTAAAGACCCGAGTTGGCGGTAGATTTTTCACCACACTTTCCAAAAATCAGGTGTGTAAGAGGTTTACCGGGGACTTCTGGATCCTTTGACACGAGAACCTTACAATTACATTCCTTGAAAAGTTCAACAACTTCATGTGGATTTTTATTGATCTTTGTGTCAAATCCATCAAGGAAAATAACAATTTCATCCTCACCCTTGGTTTCAAGGTGTTGTGTCATCGCTTTGTACTTATCACTAAACCCATTCCATTTCTTGCCCCAACCCAAAACCCTGACTGGAACACCAAACTCATTATTGACAAGCTCTTCAAACATACCCTGAGACTTGTTCGCGTATGTCACAATTTCCAGAGACATTCCTATACATTATACATACATAAAAACTTGACGCGAGTGTAACACAAAGATGAACATCGGTATCCTCACCGCTGGTGGTGTATGCCCGGGTGTGAATACTCTCATTCGGTCAATCACTCTTTATGAAAAGAGTCAAGGAAACCGTGTCCATGGCTTCGCTGATGGCTTTCGTGGTATCAACCAAAATGTGAAGACATACTTTGATCAGGAACACATTGACGAAGGACCCGGATCCATCTTGAAAACATCCTACGACTTTGTTGACATTGATAGAGCTCTCAAGAATATTGACTGTCTTGATCGCCTCTATTGTATCTGTGGAAATGAGTCTATGAAGTCTGCGAGAGACTTAGCCCTTGATGATCGCGTAGATACAAATATCATTGGCATCGCCAAGACTGTCTTCAATGATATGCCAGGTCTCGAATCCCTTGGGTTTCAAACAGCAGTTCAAGAACTTGCCCATTATATTGACTGTGCGTACATCGAGGCTATTTCAACTAATTCAATTGTATTTTTGGAAGTGCCAGGTAGAGGAAATTCCGAATTGGCTGTACACGCAGGACTCGCGAGGAACTCCAGAATCACTAATGTCATTACTCCGGAAACAAATGGTGACTATAGATCAGCCATTGAGTACAGTTACGCAAATAGGGGATACGCGGTTGTTGTCATTTCTGAAGTGTGCGACTATGAACATCTACTCACAAGCATGTCGGTAAAACCTAAAGTAATTACACCTGGATACCTCATTCGTGATGTTGAACCATGTGTGTACGATTCAATCCTTGCCGAGCGAATGGCCAGGGAAGCGTTTGAACATGCACAAGAAAACAGAGACTTCATCAAGGGTGCGACAAATATTGTACCCTTCAAGGATTATCTTCGCTTAGTGTAAGGTACAAATGTTTTCACATTTGTATAGAGACCCAAGGTTTGTGGGTGCCACAACCTCACCACCTAATACGGTGACGGTTATAATGGAAGATGGTATAGAATATTATGAGTCTAATATCGTCTTCCGTTCAGAAGCCACAATAGATAAACAGTCAAAAGAGGTTAAAGGTACTGTGCGTGGTAAAGAAAAGATAACCCAATTGTTTGTCGAGCCGACAACGCGACAGAAGGGGAGATTCACAGTTACTCAATATGAACTGTGAGAGCTCCTATAGCTCAGTTGGTTAGAGCGCGGTGCTTATACGAGAGTATATTTAGGCGGGGTTTCTACCCGCAAAGGCACGCCGAGGTCATGGGTTCGAGACCCATTGGGAGCAATTTTACCTTTTAGATGTGTTGTCCCACATGTAAAAGATAATCCTACACTATAATAGATGATAACCCGAAAGCGTGGCGTGTTTTACAGAGCGGGTCGTCCAGTGCCCGAAGCTGAGCAGCAAAGGTATCGCAAAATTGGTATTCCACCAGCATACACGAATGTTGAGGTGTATCCCAGTGACCCAAAGCTTTTGGCAACTGCCGTGGATGCCACTGGAAAGAAGCACTACTATTACAGTGAAAAGTTCTTGGAAAAACAGAGAAAGTTGAGAAAGGGGCGAGCCACACAAATTGACTTTTCCAAAATCAAGAGTGTTACCGCAAAGATACTTGGAGACCCAAAGCACAAACTGTGGGATGACGCCCTTACTTTGAGAATGATTGTCACCGCGTACCTTCGTTCGGGATCAAGGGACAACGACGACGCTCTCGGTGCCATGTCTCTAAAAAGGAAGCATGTCAAATTGAGTCGAGATGGTCAAACACTCACATTTGATTTCCCCGCCAAAAGTGGCCAAAGGAGACTTTACGAGGTAAAGGACAAAGTCCTCCATGACGCCATCTCGAGACAACAAAAACCCCTTCTCTCTGGAAACTCAACCCACACACGAGTCCGAGATCTTTTAAGAAAGATTACAGGGAATGATACTATACAAATCAAGGATGTTCGAACAGCTGGGAGTATGCAACTTTTCCAAAAGCACCTCAAGAAGTATGACGGAGACGAAAAGAAAGCTGTGGATGCCACGGCTGAAACTATTGGACACACACCCTCTGTGTCTAAAAAATATTACATATTGTAATGAGGTACGGGTCCTTGGCTCGCAAAATGTTCAAGGTGCGTTGGGGTCTCCATGGAAAGGGTCTGGTTGAGGATCATCACATTATACCCAAACAATTCAAAAAGCACCCCGTGGTTGTGAAAGCCAAGTATGACATAAATGCGAGCAAGAACCTCATTATGCTACCGACACGTCTAGGTAAGTTTGTACTCCGTGTGAGAGAAGACCGCCTCATTCATGCGGGGAAACACACGGGCTACAATACATATGTTGGAAAAATGTTGGATTCTATGAAATCTACGAAGCAATTTACAGAGTTTACAGATTTTTTGAGGGTGGCATGTCGCCACAGACCCCAAGATATTCCATGGTCTTAGTACCCAAAGATGACATCATCTGGGGTCATCGAAGGATGATTTCTTGAAAAAAATTGGGGACGCCCGTGCTCACTATGACCAATAGTGCTATTGTGAGTGCGATCAATTTTCATGTACCGACGCATATCTTTGTAGTAAATGCGCGCACCTTTAGCAATCAAGTCTTCGTGTTTCATATCAATGTGATTATCCATTGGTAAAAAGTATTTGGTGTATTTCTTCATATTTTGAACATTTATCAAATAGCATTTAGTACTTGAAATCCATTTTACTTTTTCAAGTTTGCCATCTTGTTTATCTGGCAACCTCGACAGACAATGGAAAAAGCACATTTCAAATTCATCACCCCTCTCATCAATAATTTTTTGTATTTCGTCGTAGAGTCTATCAGACTTTATAATCACATTATCTTCAAAAACGACTGCGTAGCGAAGACCTTGATCAAAACATCTTTTGTAAAAATCCATGTGACCCATAAAGCAACCAATCGCACCAAGGTTAAAGTATGTGATGTCTGGTCTTTTCACATCTGGATTATAATGCATTTCCAAAGCTTTTTCAAAATATTCACCATCAATGTGATTTTCAAAATCTCTCGCCTTTTTTACAGTTCTTGTATCTGGACCATAAATAATTTCAATTGGTATCTCAGGGTTATAATTTTTCATAAATCGCCGTCTTCTTAGTTCTTCTGTAGGAAGTGTTAACAAAAAACATTTATAGCTGTAACCCTCTTTCTTCTGACGTCTAAATGTAACGAAAAGCACGGCAACTAAGACAAGGACTAAGATGACCCAAATCATACCTACTTAAACATTAGAAAATAGTATAGAGTAAGTATGAATCTCATAGATGTCTCCGGGCTTGTCAGTTCCGCGCTGATATGTCTCATGTTTGTACCCGAGATAGTCCACGTATACAAAACAAAGGATGCGAAAGCTATCAACTACGGATTCCTACACCTGAACTTACTCGCAAGTGTACTGGCTCTCATATATTCCATACATTACAATGTAATTCCTATGACAATTACAAATATTTCAGCTGGAATATTTTCACTGGTACTGTATCAATTTAAATATGTAAATGAGCTTAAAGAAGAAACTCATAGTATTGATGAAGTAGGGGTATGAACTCCTCTTCAACCTAAAGCTTTTATGGTGTAGTGGTAACACTGTGGACTTTGAATCCACCACCCTAGGTTCGATCCCTAGTAGAAGCTTTACCCAGCCTTAGCTCAGTTGGAAGAGCAACTGACTGTAGTGCGTTATTTGGCACTGTTTAAAATCACTGTTATCAGTGGGTCACTGGTTCGAATCCGGTAGGCTGGATTTATTCTCCCCTAGCTCAATTGGAAGAGCGTGCGACTGTTAATCGCAAGGTAATGGGATCGAAACCCATGGGGAGAGACTACGCATCTATGGCCAAGTGGTAAGGCGTCTCTTTAGTAAGGAGAAGATCGTGCGTTCGAACCGCACTAGATGCATTCTGATATTTTTACTATTTGTGTTCCAAATTGCAAAAATATTTATTTCATTAGCCATGTAGTTATTGTGTATCTCGTTGTATTATTTGATAGATCATTTGTATAATGTGGATGTGTCCAATATGGGGGAAATGCGATGGCTTGCCCCCTTTTAAGTTTCGTGGTAATTTTTTGTTCGGGAAAACGGAGTTCACCCCCTTCATAGTCATCATTTAAACCAATTATTAAAGTTAGTTCTCTCATGTCATTTGGAGTTAAAAATCCACGCTCATCCATGAGTTCTTTTCTAAAAATACCGTCTATGTGTATCTTTGTTTCACCATGTATTTTTCTAAGTTGAAATGGACTGAATGCAGATACGCTAATTGGAAATATATCCATTAATTTATGTGTTATTTTGCTAACTACTTCATATACCTTTTCATTAATTTTATCAGCTCCGTTTTCAGATCCCATGCCATATGGAAAACAACATCTGCCCTGAACATTTGATCTATTATCCCCAGTTTCTTCAATATTTGATGATGTGTTTATAAAAGTGATTAATTCGTCACACAAAGTATTTGATACAACATTGTCAAGTACACAAATGTGAGTATTTGGTTCATCATCATCATTCATTTGTAATTATATTTATTTTGTCTTTAAACATTGCTATCATTCTCCAAACATCCACGTTTTTAATATATATGTCATTTTTTGGGGATCATCTGTTCTTATTTTGTACGGGTGTGTCCAATATGGTGGAAATACAACAAACTCACCCTTTTTTAATTTTATGGATACATCCTGCTTTGGGAAATATAAATCAGTTTTAGAATCAAAATCGTTTAGAGCCGCGATAACCGTTAAACACCTAATTTTATCATGGTCTATTTCTTTTAAAGCCGAAGGTTTAACACCATCAATACACAACGAACCATTACCTTCAGTTCCCTGAAAAACGTATCCCGGATCACCATAAATAGTTAATCCTAAATTTTCCCTTACCATGTCGGCTATGATTCTAACTTTATCCTGAATTTCCATTATTATTTTCGTCACCCACTGAATTCTGTCGATAGTAAAATCATCAGATTTATCATTTAATATAATTGTACCATTTTCATTATATTTCTCTATAAAGTTAACATAATTATCACATTGTTCGGATTTAAAATTGACATCATCAACTATATAAATACTATCTCTTCCTGACATTATTACTTAACTCATAATTTTTACATTCGATTTAAACACACTTTGATACACCTCTTCACGAATATTAATTGGTGGGGCATCAAGTAGTTCAACTTCAACTTTATTTTCGAATTGTGTGGGACTGACCTGTACTATCCGACACTCCCTAGCGCTTAGTATATTTTGAGGTACAATCACAATTGGTTTGCATAAAAGAAGATACATTTAATATGTTTTCTCATTTTAATGGAGCTCAAAGAACTCAAAAATCACTGGCAAGTAATCCGAGAAGAGCTTGATAAACTTCCAAATGACTATGTTCAGGAAGAACCACGTGTGTATGGTGATTGGTTAAAATCCGATGGGATAGCTCGCATTTTAGCCAAGTATTTTTCTGGAAATCATGGTTGGATTAAAGGTTGGCAAAAAGGGTGGGAACAATGGCCTATTATTTGGGATTCCAAATTTGTGGAAACAAATGCCAAGTTTTCACCAAAAACTGTGGAATTACTTAAAAATATTCCAAACATTAAAGTTGCTGCATTTGCTCTCATGAAAGGTGGTGTAAAATTAAAACAACACACGGATCCAGTTGGACTTAAGTATAGATTTACTTATCACCTGGGTCTTAAATGTCCGGATGATTGTTACCTATATCATTACACGTTAGGTAAAGTCAAAGAAGAAGATGGAAAACATATCATAATGAATGCAAGATTCCCTCACTGGGCAGAGAACGCATCAGGAGATGATCGTGTAATTTTATACATTGAATATTATGCTTCATAAATTTTGTGTTGTCCGAAGTGATTTCTTTGAGCCATCAAAAAGTTCATTGAAGTCCTCCTTTGACGCTTGAAATCAAATTGTGTGAGAGCGGCTTGCACAGCTGGGCATGGAATGTGAGACATTGTACAATGCACAACGAATGTGCGTGCGTCGTCGGCGGTTTCTTCCATAACTTCATACAAATCCGCTTCTACCATGGGGCATTCAATAATCGTAGCACTCGACCACGCTTTTTGGACACGACTCTTTTTAATATTCCTTGTGCTCATGAGGTCATAACCTTCAAGGAGAGAACTTGCAAAAACAAATCGAAGTGTGTTCAAAGCCACAAGTCTATCATAAAAGATATTCG